TATTTAATGGAGTTGGAGGCGGTACTTATGGAATGATAATGGGTGTTATTAATAACGGAAACTCATATTTACAAGTACAAAGAATTGATGGAACCGCTACTGCATATAATTTATTATTACAACCAAGTGGTGGTAATGTAGGTATTGGAACAAGCACTCCCGGTGCTCAATTAGTTTTAGCACAAAACAATCCAAATACATTAGCACAAACTTATCTTACATTTAGAAATACAGCAAGTGGTTATGGTAGTTGGGCAATATATAAAACTGATGATAATAATTTAGGATTTTATTATGGTGTTAATTCAGATACTCCTTCTGCCGGTTATAATATAAAATTACGTTATAATGGCGTTACTGAAATTGGAGGTTATCATGGTAGATTATTAGTTAATACATCAACTGATGCAGGATATAATATATATGTAAATGGTACAATTTATGCCACAAGCAATATAACCGCAAACTCTGATTTAACTTTAAAGAAAAACCTTGAAATAATTACTAATCCAATTGATAAATTAATGCAATTAAATGGCTATTCTTACCAATGGAAAGAGAATAATGAGTATCAATATGGAGTTATTGCACAAGAGGTTGAGAAAATACTACCTTATGCCGTTAGTACTGGATTAGATGGAATTAAAGGAGTTTCTTATAATCAAATAACTCCATTACTAATTGAAGGATTTAAGAGTCACGAAAGTGAGATAACTATACTTAAAGCAAGAGTTAAATATTTAGAATCTAAACTTGCATAATGGCATTACCTTTAAATGGTGCATTATCATTCGATCAAATAGGGGTAGAACTACAAAGAGCAAGTGGTTCTATCCTTAATATTACTACCGCCGAAACGGGGGGTTATGTAGCATTAAATCCTTATAGTACTTATAGACCTAATGGAGTCACACCTTCAACGGTTTCCGAGTGGTATGGATATAATCATACCCAAGTTGTATTAATACCCGTATTCCAAATTACCAAATCGGCACCAAGTAATGTCAATGTAAATACAAACTTTAACTTTATAATAACCGTTACTAATGTTGGTAATGATGATACAGAAGTTCCACCCGTAGTCGTAACGGATGTGTTGCCCGCTAATATGCAATTTGTAACTTTTAATGCACCGGGTTGGAGTATAAACTCTTTTGGTTCTACTATACAAGCTACAAGAAATGATACTTTAGCACCCAACAATTCTTTTCCACAAATTGTATTAACGGTAAAGATAGTTAATTGTGCATCGGGTGCTTATTACAACCAAGCTAATGTTTATGGTGGTGGTACTGCGGGAACTCAATATTCTAATACAACCACGACTAATGCAAGTATTTTTAGTGCAACCATTAGCTTAACAAGGTCAATTCAAAAGAATGATTGTGGGTCATTTTGTGTTGGTACTTATGTAAACGTAACATCACCTTCATTCACAAGGACTTCATGTGTATCACAAACAGATGCTAATAATATAGCTTCAAGTGATGCTAACAATTGGTTAGATGCTAATGGACAAGCCGTAGCGAATGCTAATGGATCATGTAATTGCAATCCACCAACTTTTTCTTTAGTTAAGACATTAGATACCGCTAATCCTATTTATTTAAATGGGTCAATGCAATGGTTTATAAGATTGACAATTCAAAATAACAATACTGTTGGTACGGTGACAATAAACGATAATGTATCAAGTCATCTAAATATTGTTAGTCATATCAAACCCGCAGGGTGGTCGGTATATCAATCGGGGGGTTTAATAAGTTTTTACACAAGTAATGTATTAACTGTTGGAAGTACTTATGATTTTTATATCATTGGTAATGCTAATACGGTTGGTACATTTACTAATAGTGTTGAAGTTACTGGTGGTGGAGGTAATAATACTTCGGCTAATGCTTCGGTATCCATATTAACTCCTCCACAACCAAGCTTTACTAACTTTATTGAAGGTAATAATGCTAATCCCGTATTTAAGCCAAGTAGTAATACATTTGCGGTTCACTTAGCTGATGACAATACTATTGGTCATAGCATACAAGTTACTATTAACAATGCAAGTGTGGCTCCTAATAGTTTAAGAATAGGGAGGTCACATAGTTCAAGTATTTATCCTATTAATGGAGGGACATTTGGTGAACAATGGTCTTGGAATGGAACAGAGTTTACTAATGCAGTTACATTATCACCCGGTACTTATACAATTGGATTTGTAGATTATAAGATAGTTAATTTTGGTTTTTTGGGAGTAGAATCGGCATCACACCAATTTATTTTATATTATAATAATAATCAAATAACAAATTCATTTAGTCAATATAATGTAGCGGGTAGAGCCAAACTTAATCTAAGATTGTTTTGTGGGTTCTTTGGTTTAAACAATAGTTGGTTAGCTAATTACATTTTTGCTTTAGATTTAAATGGAGCACCTACAAGCTTTATTGGATTTACAATTAGTGATTATTCTAAAGATTGGTTTATAGCATCAATTTATCCTACTATTGGATCGGGTGTAGCAATGAGTGGATACGAGATGTTCCCAAGTGGATTTACTTTAGCTAATTCTAATGGAACTATATCTTATAGTTTATTTGGTCAATGTAATATTAATAATTCAAACGCAATAGCCTACCAATGGGGCAATCCTTACTATTATAATTCTAATGTTTATATTGTTGTAGACTTCAACGCATCAAATGGAAGTTTTATAACTTGCTAATATCAAAATAATTAACTTATATTTGTTGTGTAATCAATATATTATATGGTTGACAAGTACCGCAAACTAATAAACAAACAATACAAAATGAAAAAATCGTACAAAGACCTATTTATGGTTGTGGCTTACATTGCTGGTAACATCTACAATGAAGAAACTAAAGGTCAAAAGAAATTAGGGATTATTCGTAAAAAGTTACAATCCTATTTAGATGCTTATAATGAAGATAGAGATGCTCTACGTTTAGAATGTGCTTCTTGTGATGATAAGAATAATGTTATCATGGATGAGAAAGGTGAGTATAGTTATTCTAAAGAGAATCTTGCTAAGTTAAGCAAACAAATAAAAGAATTAAGTGACAAGGAATTTGATTATCAAACAATTGTTATTAATAACCCATCTGAGTTAGATCAATACGTTTTCCTTAATGGATGGGTTAGTGGAGTAGAGTTTAAAATAGAAGAAGAAATAGAATTATAAGATATGGATTACATTGTTCGTATAAAGCCTATTGAGGCATTTGGTACTATTGCAACTCGTTTGCATATTCGTTTGTTTTATGTGCTATTTGGAAGTACCCAATCTTGTTTCTTGGAATACAAGACATTTGATGGCCAATCAATGTACACTAAAAACTTAGTATTACCCGATAGCATTGTAGCTAAGTGGGGTACTAACGATGACTTAATCTTACAATATATCATTAAAGCCGAGGCGGTTGTCATTGATGACTCTCCGGTATTCTTTGCTGATGAGCAGGCCCAACTACAAACAAAAGAACAATTAGCAACTCCTACCGAGGTTGATTACCAAACTACAAGTGAGATTGTTGATGAGGCGATTGCAAGTAATGTTGAACCTTTAAATATTGTAGAATAAGATGAACTTTGATTTTGAAGATACAATTTTACCAAGTGTAGTTTCTCTTATATCGGGAGCATTTGGTTGGCTTATAGGAAGAAAGAAAGAGAATGTAGAGGTTCAAAAGACCGAAATAGAAAACGTATCCGATGCAATCAAGTTATGGCGAGAAACCGCTTTAGAATTAAAAGGCGAAGTTGCCGAATTGAAAACTAAGGTTGAAACATTGACAACCGAGATTCATGGTTTAAGAACCGAAAACATTGAATTAAGAGCAAAGCTTAATGAAAATCACAAAGATCAGTAATCTTGGATTAGAGTTAATTAAGAAATACGAAGGGTTTAAAGCTAAGGCTTATTTATGCCCAGCGAAAGTTCCAACAATTGGTTATGGAAGTACTTATTACGAAGATGGTACTAAAGTTAAGCTAACCGATCCCCCGATAACAAAAGAGAGAGCCACCGAACTATTGGAGGCTCTTTTGGTTTCCTACGAACGTAGTGTTGACTCCTATTGTGTTGACACCATTAATCAATATCAATTTGATGCCTTATGTTCTTTTGCCTACAATTGTGGTGTGGGTAATCTAAAGAGTTCTACTCTTTTAAAGAAGGTAAATAAAAATCCTCAAGACGTTACAATTCGTAACGAGTTCCTTAAATGGAATAAGGGTGGAGGCAAGGTACTAAATGGACTAACTAAACGAAGAATTGAGGAGGCTGAATTATATTTCTCATAGAATAAACAATCAAAATTTGACAAATTATGGAAAATAAACGTGCCAAACTCGGAAATTTGCCGAATTACCTATTATTGTTTAGCATAAAAAAATTAACATTTTTGTTTATACTTTCTTGCATTATATCTTGTAAGCCTTCTAAGGTAACTACTATTGTATCCGAAAAGATACGAATTGATACGATTCGTGATTACAAAGTGATTACTAAGTACAATGCTATTCATGACACACTAACAATTGAGAATCCTTGCGATTCCTTGGGCATCTTAACGAGTTTCTACTCAAAGATAACATTACCACAAGGCAAGGTTATTATAAGGTCTTACAAGGGCAAGATTAAAGCCACAATAGACATTGATTCTATTGCAAGTGTTTATGAGAAAAAGTATCGTAATATGGAAACTTCTAATGTCACTAATTCTTCTAAAATTGTGACACGAAACATTATCCCTTCGTGGGCAATAATCACCATTTTAATTGAGAGTTTAATTATAATAGGATACTTATATTTTAGGTTCCTATTATCACGCTAACAAAACAAATAATGCCGGGATTCAAACAAATGATTATTGAGGCTATTGAATTATTCAATAGTGGCGGTGCAAAAAGCAAACATGATGCAACGAGAATTATAGGTAAGAAATATAACTATAACGCAGAAACATTACGCAAGTCATATAATAGATATGAAGACAAAGCAAAGATTTCGGAAAATCACGAAGGTCTTGCATCTCATTGTCAAGAAAGGGGAATAG